TCTGTAAGTGTTCTTTCTGTACGAGCCTTATTCCAGTTTTGACGAATTACTCTAAATGCAAATGACATTTGGTCTACATCTCCACGCTCAACAAGTGTATATAGATCTCTTGCTTCTTGTGTATTTGCTAGTTCTGCTTCAAAGTATAGTCCTCGTTCATCTTCAGACAATCTCATTGTACCGTTTTTAGTTCTGGCCATAGGTAATCCTTCATGGTTAACCAATAAACGAACATCTGGTGTCTCTTGAAGTGTTTTTGTGAATGCACCTGGTGAAATCTTTTCAATGAATGGCAAAGGAACAGATGCTTCGTTAAACACAGCAGCATAACCTGCCATACGCATAGTACCGTCTTCTGCCTGTCTTGCCTCTATGTCTCTGACCGTAAAGGTACGGCGTTCTGTCTTCTTCATCTTACTCCTTGCTTTATTAGTTTCATTATCTAATTTATCAATTTGGCGTTGTGCCCAGTCCTGAGCAGCATTATCAAAATCTGCATTGCCACCCCAAAGCAGCCAAGCAACTAATCCTGCACCAGGATATCCTGGATCTGAGGAATCTTTATTCTTTGGTGCTTGTCCATCTACCTTGTGACGAGCAAACCAAGGTGCCATCTTTCTTACTTTGTTATCAGAGATATTTCCTGCTGCCATCTCTCTTGCTTCTCTTTTAGTAGCATCAGTAAGTCCATCGCCACCGAAACCTTCTGCTAAATAGTCTAGGCCTCTTTGTGCATTATTTTTAATGAACTCTGGGACATTTTCTATTGGCATTATTTAACCTCGTATACTGATTCTGGATCTATTGGATCTATCATAGATACAGGTTGTAGTTGCGTTGAAGGAACTCCTGTATGCTTGATTGGCATCATATCAACAGCCTTTACAGCATCTGCTGGATCAAATCCAGACTGTACAAGCATTGTAATTATTTCAGCCTTAATCTTATCTCCAACAAGTGGTGCTTGACCAGCATCAATGTTTTGTAGAGGAAGTCTGTATTGATCTCCAGATTCTCCAAGTGATGATAGATCTTCGTAGTTTCTTACATCATTTAGTGATAAGAATCCTTCTCTTAATCCCTTTGTGTATGCATCAAAGCGTTCTAGTGTTGTACCTCGCAAAAGTGCATCTAGGTTAAAGCGAATAAATCCATCTGACTCAGGAAGTAGTGGAGATAGTGCTTGTTCCAAACGCTCTAGCAATGGACGCAATGAGTGTTGTACAAATGAAAGGTTCTGTGCTTCAACTGATGCATAGGACATTGCTCCTTGTGTAGGATGACCTAGAAGTGATAGTGGGACACGGAATATTCTTGCAATGTCTTCCACATTGAATCGTCTGACCTCAATTAGTTGTGCGTCAGCAGCGTTTAGTTGAAGTGGTTTAAATGCAGCACCACCAGAAAGAATACCAACTTTACCAGACATGTATGGTCCAGCATGTGATTCTTGCCAGTTACGAGCAATGTCTCCTGCTTGTTCTGAATTTAATTCTCCTGCAACTTCAATAACTCCGCCAGGATTTGATGCATTACCAAAGTATGATGCAGCATATGTATCAGATGCTTGTGCAATACCAACAGACATACGGCAAGCACCAATTGGACTTAATCCATAATGTGATCCTGGCATTCTAAATAGTGGAATGTGTAGAACTTCGTTGCTTGTTAAAATTTGATCGTAGATGCCATTTTCTATATCTTTAATTCTATAGACAAGTGGCTCACCTGGGACAGGTCTTTCAATTCTTACTTCATTTGGGTTTAGTACATATAGTTCTGTTACTTCGTTGTTATCATCTCGTACCGTCAAAATAAATGCATTACCATGTAGATGCATTGAAGTAATTACTTGTTCAATAAATTCTAGTCTTGTTGATTCTGGGTTTGGCTTATTAATCCATTCTGGTTGTGATCCATAAACTGCTGGATATGAAAGACGATTTCTTCCTCTGCGTACATATGCACCCATTGGTAATGAAGAAATGGTATCTCCAAGTAGTCTTACGCAAGAATAAACGGTAGATGTGCGAATAGCAGACTCTGTATCAACATATGTACCAGTGTTAGCAACGCCAAACAAAGGGCGAGGTGGAATCAATGGAAGTATATATTGACTGTTCATATCTCTGGCCTCTTCAGATGCCCTCAATCTTTTAGAAAGACTCATAATTTACCTTTTCTCCTAATTATTATTATTCTGGAAGAATATTAAGTATTGCTCTTGCTTTAGCACATTCTACAGTTTCAGTCTTAAGTAAGTTACTTACTTGTTCAAACTGTTGTAGAACTGCAAAGCGCTCTAGTCTATCCATTGGACATTGACGAGCACCTTCTTGACCTGGAACATCCTTTAGATGTACTAGATCTGCATCCCAATTACCATCAAGTGTAACAAGTAGTGCTGTATAAGCATTAATATTTGCTTGATAAGCATCTACTTCTCTTTGGCGCAGTTGTCTTGCTGTTAGTTGTACTTCTTCTGTCATTTTATTCTCCTTTTTATATTTTAAAGAAACGCTACTGTAAGAACTTCACTTGGAGGTAGCGTTGCTGGATTTGAAAACTTACTACCAAAACCTGTTCCTGAAGTCCAAGGATATGCTGTTATAAATGGTGAGTCAAAGGAACCAACAGCAATAGCATTACTTGTTGCGTTAAAAGCAACACCCTGTGCACGAAAACCTAGAGGTAATGTTCCTGGGTCTGCATATTTAGTACCAAAACCTGATCCTGAAAATGGATAAGCCATAACTTTAGGTGATGCACCTATTGCAAGTGCTACATCAGCACCAGAAGGACTAAAATCACATCCATAACCATTACCACCTGGTATCGTTCCTGGGTTTGCATATTTAGTACCAAAACCTGGACTCCAAGGATAAGCACTCATGTTAGGAGTAGTTCCTCCTGTATTTGCAATAATAATATCAGTATTTCCACGAAAAGCAATATCTCTTCCTCCACCTGTAGGTAAAGTTGCTGGATCTGCGTACTTAGTTCCAAACCCTGATGACCAAGGATATGCTTGGATGCGAGGTGATACGGAACTAGCAAAACCAATACTTGCACCATTTGCTGACCATTCTACCCCTTTACCACTTCCTTCAATTCTTGTTGCTGGTTGTGCATATTTACTTCCAAAACCTGATGACCAAGCCCAAGCAGCGTTTCCATTTGAATCATTATATCCAGCACCAATAGCATTTCCATCAGGATTCCAAGCAACACCATATCCAAAGCCTCCAATACCACTTCCTGGATCTGCATACTTACTGCCAAACCCTGTAGATTCTGAAAATGCGAAAGCCCTAATAAATGCAGTATCACGGCCAATTGTGGCAATAGCATCTCTTTGTGCTCTCCAAGCAACTCCATAAGCAGTATTTGGAATGCTATATGCTGGATTAGAAAGTTTTGTTCCAAACCCTGATGATGACCATGGATATACTTGAACACGAGGAGCATTTACAGTAGAAACTGCAATAAATTGCGCTGCTGCTGGTACTCTAAAACTTGAGGCTACACTACCAAGGATAAGCATTAGGCAATATCTCCTACAACAGTCCAAGTATTTGCTGCAGTCTTAATACAAGATGCTAGTGAATATTGTGCTCTTAATTTAGGAGAAGCAGCAGTTGCACCAACTGAAGTTATTGTTGTTGTTCCTGGGGTTACTGCTACTATAGTTGTTTGTCCCGCTCCAATTTGCTGAACATTTATAATTGTTCCTGTTGCAAAAGCAACATTTGCATCTGTTGGTATTTGAAAATTGTTAGCAGAAGCATTTGACATTGTTACTAATTTACCAGCATCAGTTAATACTGCAGTATATGTTGCAGTTTGTGCATTAAGTGTGACTTGTGCACCAGCACCTGTTGCTCCTGTAGGGCCTGTGGCCCCTGTAACACCTGTAGGTCCAGTTGGACCTGTAGCACCTGTGGTGCCTACTCCTGTAGGACCTGTAGCACCTGTGGTGCCTACTCCTGTAGGACCTGTAGCACCTGTGGTGCCTACTCCTGTAGGTCCTGTAGCACCTGTGGTGCCTACTCCAGTAGGTCCTGTAGCACCAGTTACTCCTGTTGGGCCTGTGGCCCCTGTAGGTCCTATAAGATTTACTCCAGCAGGCCATGTACCTCCTGCTTTAGGTCCAAAGATTTGATTGCTAGTAGTGTTAATGTAGAAGTCGCCATTAACGCCTTGTGTTGTTGGATCAACGCTTCCGTTAAGAACACTAAAACCAGCAACTCCAGTAACTCCAGTAGGTCCAGTAGGTCCTGTGGCTCCTGTTGTACCAATACCAGTTGGGCCTGTGGCCCCTGTTGGTCCTGTAACACCTGCATCTCCAGTAACTCCTGTTGGTCCTGTAGGACCAGTATTACCAGTAGGTCCAGTTACACCTGTAGGTCCCGTAGGTCCAACAATGTTAACTCCAGAAGGCCACGATCCTGCAGCCTTTGGACCAAAGATTTGATTAGTTACAGTATTTATATAAAAGTCACCATTGACACCTTCAGTTGTTGGGTCAATGATTCCATTAAGAACGCTAAACCCAGCAGTACCTGTAACACCTGTAGGTCCTGTAGGACCTGTGTTTCCTGTTACTCCTGTTGGTCCTGTAGGACCAGTATCACCTGTGATTCCTGTAACACCTGTAGGTCCAATATCTCCTGTGACTCCTGTTGGTCCTGTAGGACCAGTGTCACCAGTAACTCCTGTTGGTCCTGTAGGACCAGTGTCACCAGTAACTCCTACATTTCCAGTTACACCAGTAGGTCCTGTAGGACCTGTATTACCTGTAACACCTGTTGGGCCTGTAGGCCCAGTATTACCAGTTACACCAGTGGAACCTGTAGGTCCTATGTCACCTTCTAATGCAATGACTGTCCAATATGGTGATACTAATGAAGGAGTATCTCCAACATTTCCACCATGTGCATCAGTACGATACCAAGTTGATCCATCATAAGTTGCTATGTCTCCAATGGCATATGATGCCCCACCACTGTAAGCCCCTGTAAAATTCCATAAAGCAGGTGTTCCGCTTGGTCCAGTTAAACCTGTAGGACCAGTGCTTCCTGTAGGACCTGTAGGACCTGTGACACCAGTAGGCCCTGTAGGGCCTGTATCACCAGTAAATCCTGTTGGTCCTGGTGGTCCAGTTAAACCTTGATCACCTGTAGGGCCCGTTGGGCCTGTAGGTCCTGTATCACCAGTTACACCAGTAGGTCCTGTAGGACCAGTATCTCCAGTTACTCCTGTAGGACCAATATCTCCAGTTACACCAGTTGCTCCTGTGTCTCCAGTGACCCCTGTAGGACCTGTTGGTCCAGTGTCTCCTGTTACACCTGTAGGCCCTGTAGGGCCAATATCTCCAGTTACACCAGTAGGACCAGTATCACCTGTAACTCCTGTTGGGCCTGTAGGCCCTGTGTCACCAGTAACTCCTGTGGCTCCAGTGTCTCCTGTTACACCTGTTGGGCCCGTTGGGCCTGTATCTCCAGTTACACCTGTGGGTCCTGTAGGACCAATATCGCCTGTAACTCCAGTAGGCCCAGTATCGCCAGTTACGCCAGTAGGACCTGTAGGTCCAGTATCGCCTGTAACTCCTGTTGGTCCTGTATCTCCTGTGACTCCTGTTGGTCCTGTGGGACCAGTGTCACCAGTAACTCCTGTTGGTCCTGTAGGACCAGTATCACCAGTAACACCTGTGGGTCCTGTAGGACCTGTGTCTCCTGTGACTCCAGTATCTCCAGTGACTCCTGTTGAGCCTGTTGGACCTGTAGGTCCAGTATCGCCTGTAACTCCTGTTGGACCTGTAGGTCCTATGTCACCTGTGACACCTGCATCACCTGTAACGCCTGTTGGTCCTGTAGGACCTGTGTCGCCAGTGACACCTGTTGGACCAGTTGGTCCAGTATCTCCTGTTACACCTATATCTCCTGTTGGACCCGTAGGTCCTGTAATACCTGTAACACCTGTAGGACCTGTTGGTCCAGTATTACCTGTTGGGCCTGTAGGGCCTGTATCTCCAGTTGCACCTATATCACCAGTTACTCCTGTGACACCAGTTGGGCCTGTAACGCCAGTGGCCCCTGTTGGACCAGTAGCGCCTGTAGCACCAGCAATACCAACTGAACCTGCAAGATTTACTTGCCAAGATGCATATGTACCACTACCAACAAAGGTAGATACTGTAAATGTTAAAACACCTGTTCCTGAATTGTAATTTGTTACATCTCCAGTCATAGAATTATTTATATCAAATGCAACTATAACTGTTTGTCCAATTGTATAGTCTACATTTATATCTGCCAGAGTAAATGATTTAGTACCGCTTCCAATTGCTACTGAACTTGTAGATGTTGTAGCATATCTATCTCCGTCTGCTCCTGAAGTTCCTGTTGCTCCTGTAGGTCCCGTCGCACCTGTGGCACCTGACGCTCCTGTTGGGCCCGTTGGGCCTGTATCTCCTGTGACTCCTGTAGAACCTGTATCACCAGTTACACCAGTTGGGCCTGTTGGGCCTGTATCTCCTGTAATACCAGTGGGACCAATGTCTCCTGTTGGGCCTGTAGGCCCTGTGTCTCCAGTGACTCCTGTTGGGCCCGTTGGGCCTGTATCACCAGTAACACCTGTATCACCAGTAACACCTGTAGGCCCTGTAGGGCCTGTGTCTCCAGTAACTCCTGTTGGGCCCGTTGGGCCAATATCTCCTGTAACTCCAGTGTCTCCTGTTGGGCCTGTAGGCCCTGTGACACCTATATCACCTGTTGGGCCCGTTGGGCCTGTATCTCCTGTTACACCTGTGTCTCCTGTAACTCCAGTAGAACCTACATCTCCAGTTACTCCTGTAGGCCCTGTTGGGCCTGTATCTCCTGTTGCGCCAGTTGCGCCTGTTGCTCCAGCACCTGAAGCACCTGAAGGTCCTGTGGCACCTGTGGCACCTGTGGCACCTGTAACGCCTGTGGCACCTGCACCTGCAGGGCCAGATGGTCCTGACGGACCACTTGCACCTTGAACACCTTGGGGACCAGGAGAAGTTATTACTATCTCATTAGGTGGTTGTACTGGGGTCATTTCTTCTCCTTAATATTTTGATAAACTATCCATTGTATCATACTTGTCACACTGTTACCTGTGGAGATACTGTAATGGTTCCTTGAATAATACGATCTATAACCCCTGCATTATCAAGTTCTAAATCATAGACATAAAATCCAGAACCTAGTAATGCTGTTTGTTCATCAGTAATTGTAACTGCAATGTTTGCTGTTAACGGTGTTATTACTATTCCGTTGCTTGGAGAACTCAAAGTTAAATCTTTAACGGCTGTAAAACTACGAGCAACTTGCATTCTGGCAGTCATGCCAGTTAAATTAATTGGAGTTCCATCAGGATTGTTATAGACTAGGTTTATATAAAACACTGATCCTTGGTCCAAGGTAAAATTATAAACACCTGCAGTTGACATATTATTCCTTCTCCGTTACCCAAATTAAAAATGCCCCTACAACAATGAATGAAAGCGCAGGTAGAACTAAGAATAGTCCATATCCTACAAGACCTAATCCAACAACTTCTGTTACTATGGTCATATCTACTTTAGGTTTTTTCATTTTTCTCCTTTATATTGAATAGAATCTTGCTACAGGCTTTTTAGGTTTTGGTGCCATTGCACGATCAAAAGAAAATATAGAAGCAACTGCTGCGTCAATCTTCTTCTTATTTGTGCTCTTTGAAACCATAATACCCCTACTTGAAGTCTTAGTTACACAGTTTGCTATATGTCTATTCAGTACTTCATCTCCATCATGAGTAAAGGACTGATTAACTACCGCCTCATAAAAGCGTTGAGTTGCTGGAACCATACGCTCTGCTGTATTAGGATAACTAATAATAGGTAGCCCCTGTTCTTCTAAAATCATCATTGTGCGTTGCCATCTAGATGGGTCAAACACAACTTCTAAAACATTTACTCCCATATCTCTACAGGCATCAATAATTGTTTGTTCTACTTCTGCAACATTTACATGCCACATAGGGTCTGGATCTACATCTGGTAGTTCCCAAACTCCTAAAACTCTTACATGTGGTTTCTCATCTCCTAAGAACCATCCTACAATTGCTGTAGTATCTCCAGAAAAAGAACCATCAAAACCTATGATACAGTCTTCTCCAGGAATAATCTTTCTATTCTTTAAGATCAAACTATCCCATAAATCAGAAGGTATCCAAGATTCAGTATTACTTGTCCAGAGATTAAGTCTCTTTGTCATAAACTCATTTTGTGGAGTTAGCAAAGATGCAGACTTCATATCTTCTATACTTAGAATATCATTTAATGATGGGTTTGCCATAATCCAATTCAATTCATCTTTGTAATTTAGTTTTTCATCACCCTGATACCAGGCAAAAAAGAAAGAAGGATCTTCAACTTCGCCTTTTGCTATCTGAATACCTCTTTGATACATAGTGTAGCACAAAGATTCTTTACCTGTAGAGTCATATTTAGAGCCTGCTGTGGTAATACCTACCAACATTGGCTCAGTTCTAGCACCCATAGATAAGGATAATACATCATATAACTCTCTATTTGGCTGTGCATGGACTTCATCTATGACAATAAATGTAGAGTTTAAACCTTCTTTTGTGTAAGATTCAGATGATAGTGCTCTATATACAGATCCTGTTATAGGGTTATATATGGAGTTTTGATAGACTTGAAGCATATTACTTAGTTCTGGTTCTAGTTCAATCATCTTCTTTACTGTTTTAAAAATGATTCTGGCCTGTTCTTTGTCCGCCGCAGCAGAGTATATCTGTCCGCCATTTACGCCTAATACAATTTGTTCCAAAACGAGTGAGGCGATGAGTGCGGACTTACCATTCTTGCGAGGAACGCCAATAAGTGCTCTTCTGTGTTTTAGCAATCCACTATCTCTTTCAGCATATAGGCTGATGAGCAATTGTTTTTGCCAGTCTCTTAGAAGAAACTTTTCTCCAGTATTACCAGCAACAGAATCTTCAGTTAGATGACATAGAGTTTCTATAAAATCTATAACATCATAGCCACGGCTATTTGCTAATTCAATATCTGTTA